TACTAAACTTATAGATGAGCTTAGAGAGGAAGAGAATAAACTTCTTGCGACAAGGACTACTATAAAAGAAGAAGAATAGTATTGAGAGCATTTATTGAAAGCGGGCTAACTAAAGAAGAAGCAGAAGAGCTAGCTTCTTATCAGCTAGGCAAACAAGAATTCAGTCACCCTATAGTTAAAAAGGTTTTAGATAAGGTAGAAAATGTAATAGGAAAAAGAAATTATTCTTCTCCAAGCTACTTATCTATAGAAAAAATGAAAAATGGTCATGAATGGCATACTGATACAGGTACCATTGGGCATATGAAATGGTGTAATTATGGATTAAGTCTTTTGCTAACTAAATCGTCAGGTGGAATGTTTAAATATAAAAATCCTGATGAAGAATATAGTCAAGACGACCATTATTTAAATATTATTTTACATTCAAGTGATGAATGGCATAAAAGGGAAAAAGCTGAAAAAGGACGAACTGTTCTTTTAATGTTTTTAAATTAATATGGATTATGAGGCACGGCACGAAGAATTACGTGCGTTACAGAAACTGCGGAATAATATGGCGTTGTTCGGAAGGTACTGCTTC